AACAAGCCCGAATTAAGGCAGGGTCTGGCGAGAAGATGCGTAAGGTAGGTAGCAAGGGTGCGCCTACTGCTGATGCGTTTAAACAAGCGGCAAAGACTGCAAAGAAGCCTAAAAAGGTGAAGTAGATGAAAACACCCACTTGGCAAACAAAAGCTGGTCAAAATCCAAAAGGCGGCTTGAATGCCAAGGGTAGATCATCTTATAATGCAGAAACTGGTGGCAATCTGAAGCCTCCAGTAAAGTCGGGGGATAACCCTCGCAGAGCAAGTTTCTTGGCTCGTATGAGTGGCAATGATGGCCCTGAGTACGACAAGAAAGGTGAACCAACAAGACTGCTTCTTTCGCTTAAGGCATGGGGTGCAACCTCAAAGGCTGACGCAAAGGCAAAAGCTAAAGCTATATCCGCAAGGAATAAGGCAAAAGCGAAATGAGAGCATTATCAGTTGGTGCAAACCTCACAGCAAACACGCTGACAACCCTCTATACAGTACCAAAAGGGTATTATGCAAGGGTTGTATTGCTACGGGCAGTTAATACTGGTTCGCAAAAACACATTTCTTTTTCTTGGACAGATACTTCTGCATCTGCCACCTATTCTCTTGTATTTGAAACCGCTTTAACTACCAAAACTACACAAGATTGGGGTGGTGTGTCTTATTTTGTGATGGAAGAAGGTGACATACTTAAAGCACAATCTGAGTCGGCATCTACATTTTCAGTAATAGTTACTATTGAAGAACAAGGATTAACAAGATAATGACTTATTTAGAACTTGTAAACGATATTCTCATAAGGTTGCGTGAGACAACAGTGGCTACTGTTAACGAAACACATTACTCAACACTAATTGGTAAGTTTGTGAATGATGCCAAGCGTCAAATTGAAGATGCTTTTGCTTGGAATGTTCTAGGCACTACCATTACGCTGTCTACTACTTCTGGCACATATTCTTATTCTTTAACTGGCGCTGGTCAAAAGTTCCAAGTTATTGATGTTATCAATGTCACTAGCAATGTTGGCATGAAGAATATTGATTTTGCTTCAATGAATAGAAAGCAGAATTTCTCTACTCCAGTTAGCGGCATTCCATCAGAGTTTGCTTTTGATGGTGTTGATGGTAGCTACAACACTAAGGTAACGCTTTATCCTCGTCCTGATGGCGTGTATAGCATCCCATTTAGCTTAACAGTGCCACAAGCCACTTTGTCTAGTGACTCCACTGTTGTGCTTGTCCCTGACGTTCTGGTGGTTCAGAATGCTTATTCTCGTGCTTTGGTAGAGCGTGGTGAAGATGGTGGTTTGTCATCATCTGAAGCATACCTGTTATATAAATCCATGTTGTCTGATTACATTGCTTTGGAAGGCACTCGCTATCCTGAGAATCAGGAGTTTGTTGCAGTATGACGCAAAACTTGCAGACTTTTAGTGTTCAGGCCCCAGGTTTTTTTGGCTTAAACACTCAAGATTCTCCTCTGACATTAGAGGCGGGATATGCTTCAATTGCCACTAATTGCGTGATTGACCAATATGGACGTATTGGTGCTCGTAAAGGCTACTCAAGAGTTAATTCTTCAAGTGGCAATCTTGGATCAAATGATGTAAAGGTCATCCATGAGCTTGTTCAGCTTGATGGAACATTGACTGTATTGTTTGCTGGCAATAACAAGTTATTTAAACTCAGTTCTACAAATACAGTTACAGAGTTGACCTATGGTGGGGGAGGTACTGCTCCTACTATTACGGCAAGCAATTGGCAATGTGCATCTTTAAATGGAATTACATACTTTTTTCAATCAGGATTTGATCCATTAATTTACGATCCTGCTGTAAGCACCACCACATATCGCAGAGTCTCAGAAAAGACTGGCTATACAGGCACAGTTCCTTTGGCAAACATTGCTATATCTGCCTTTGGTCGTTTATGGGTGGCAGAAACAACATCAGACAATGTAACAATTACCTTTTCTGACTTGCTTACTGGTCATAATTGGACAGGTGGGACTTCAGGTACTTTGGATGTTTCACGGGTTTGGCCTAATGGTTCGGATCAAATTGTAGGACTTGGCGCACACAACAATTTTTTAATTATCTTTGGTAGTCGCCAGATATTGGTCTATGAAGGGGCAACAACTCCCTCCACAATGTCTTTGTCTGACACAATAGGCAATATTGGTTGTTTAGCAAGGGATACCATAGTTTCAACGGGATCAGACATTGTTTTCTTGTCTAACTCTGGTGTTCGCAGTCTGATGCGTACCATTCAAGAGAAATCAGCACCTTTGCGTGATTTATCTAAAAATGTTCGTAATGACTTGATGGGTTATGTATCTGGTGAAACAAAATCTAACATCAAAGCTGTTTATTCTGAAGTCAATGCGTTTTACCTTTTAACGCTTCCTATTGCAAAACAAGTCTATGTATTTGATACAAAGGCGCAGTTGCAAGATGGTTCAGCTAGGATAACGACTTGGGATAGCATTGAACCAACTGCATTGTTGTCTCGCAGAAATGGTGACTTGTTAATTGGTAAGAATGGGTATATTGGTAAGTATGGAACTTACCTTGACCATGCCTCTACCTATCGCTTTCAGTATTACACCAATTATGCTGATCTTGGCGATCAAAATATCACATCTATATTGAAGAAGATTTCTGTGGTTGTGATTGGTGGAACTAACCAGATAATTACTATTAAATGGTCGTATGATTTTTCTGCACAATATTACGCAACACAAGCAACTATTCCCATATCTACAGTAGCAGAATATGGGATTGCTGAATATGGTGCAAATGGAGTTCCTGTGGCGTACTATTCATCAGGCATCCAGATCGGAACTTTGGTAGGTCAAGCATCAGGATTTGGCAAAGTTGTGCAAACAGCGTATGAAATTGATATAAATGGTTCTGCTGTGAGTATCCAGAAGATTGAGATTCAGGCTAAAAATGGAAAACTTGGTTAAGGAATAAATATGGCTAATTACACGAAAACCACCAACTTTGCATCAAAAGATGCCCTTGCTTCTGGCAATGCTTCAAAGGTTGTCAAGGGAACTGAGATTGACACAGAATTTACAAATATCCAAACAGCTATTGCTTCAAAGGCAGATGGAACATTTTCAAACTTCTCTTTTGTTGAAGCATCAAATGTGTTGTATATCTACAATATATCGACACCTGTAGCAAAGATTGATGCCTCTGGTAATTTGACTGTGATTGGTAATGTCATAGCAAATGGAACTGTTTAAAGGAAAAAAAATGCCAAGTCTTTTTAACAATCAATATAACAATCTTGCGTCAAAGGGCAGATATGGCGACACCATGCTCGCCCATATCAACCCTCAAGAGGCGGCATTATTGAAGTCTATGGGTGGTGCTGGAACTATCAATCCTAATACTGGTTTGCCTGAGTTTTATGGTCAGTTTCAAATGAAGTATTTGGCAGAAAATCCTTATGCTCCACCAGAGCCACTTCCAACATTAGGACAAGCGTTAGCTCCCGAAACAGTGGCAGATGTTCCTGCTAAATTAGAAACAGTTACAGTTCCAGCACAAGGTTATAGGGGTCAACCTGCCACAACACCAGCAACCCAACAAGTTTCACCAGAATATGCACAGTATGCAGATAGAGCGCCAGCGTTAGGAGCGGGTGGTGGTAGACAGATTGAAGGCTACACAGTACCAACTGATAAAACATTTCAGAATATCCCACTTGTTGCCCAATATGACGCACAAGGTAATTTCAAGCAGTTGACACTGGAGCGAGGTCAATATTTAACGCCTGACCCAAGCCAGCCAAATATCGTATCTGTTCCAAGAATAAATGCACAGGGTCAGGTTATTGACTTTGGAGTCTCTGACTTAAGTCAACAGGATAACGGCAGCTTTGGCAGCATTGTTAGGAGTATAGGTACTGAGCTTGGCCCAATAATTTTGGCGTCATTAGGTGCTCAGTACCTTGGTGGTAGTGGTCTATTTTCTAGTGGCGCTGGTGCGGCGGCGGCTGGTAGTGGCGCACTCAGCCCCTATGCGGCTCAAGCGGCTGGTGCTTATGGTGGCAGTTCAGCGGCAGCGGCGGCGGCGGCGGCAGGAAGTCTTTCAGGAATTCAAGCGGCAAGTGCTGCTCAGAATGTATTAACTCAACAGGCAATAAATGGCACTGGAATAACATTTGGTCAAGGTGGTGTTACTACTCCTACTCCTACTACTACCCCAACTCCTAATGCGCCTGATGGCCCAATGGGGCCACCTACACCTACGAATATACAGCCTTATGTTCCACCTGTTGTGCCTTCTACTGTTACTCCAGATATATTGAATAAAATTGCAAATGCAACTGGAATTTCGGTAGATACTTTAAAGACTTTTGCACCACCTGCTATTACCAGTTTATTAAATGCTACTGGCTCTTATTTAACGTCTGAACAAGCAAAGACAGCGGCACAAACACAAGCAGATGCACAGATTCGTGCGGCACAAATTGCTGCTGATGCCGCTAGGTTTAGACCTGTTGGCGTAACTACTCGCTTTGGTACATCCAATTTCACAACTGATGCAGCAGGTAATATTGTTACTGCGGGATATACACCTAGTGCTGAGATCACAGGTTATCAAGATAGATTAAAAACTCTTACTGGTCAGGGACTGACTGATGTAGAGGCCGCTAGAACTGCTTATCAGCCTTTAACTACTGCGGCACAAAGTCTATTTACTTTGGGTAAAGGATATTTTACTAAAACACCAGAAGAAGCCGCACAAGACTACATTACTAAACAAACAGCTTTGCTTGCGCCTAGTCGAGCAAATCAGCTTGCTGAGTTGCGAAACAGACAGTTTCAAACAGGGCGTGGTGGAGTTGCTACGTCTCAAGGTGGTAACTTGATGAATACAAACCCTGAGATGGCAGCTTACTACAACTCTTTGGCTCAAAGCGATTTGGTTCTTGCAGCACAGGCAGATCAAGAGGCTAGAAACCGCATTCAGTTTGGTTCTGGCTTGTTTGACACTGGTGCTAACTTGCAAGGTAGATACTACACTGGTCAAACAGCGGCTTATTCGCCATTTACAACTGCTATAGATACCTCATCAGGACTTGAGAGATTGGCTCAACAGCCTTTAGATTTAAGCACTGCTATTGGTCAAAAGGTTAGTACAGCCAATGCTAATGTTGGTCAATTAACTGGTCAGGGCATCATCAATGCGGCAGGAACAATGGCTCCAGCAAATGCCTATTCTTTAGGTGGAAATCTTTTGTCTGGTGCGGCAAGTAGTCCTGTTCTTTCTAGTGCAGTGAATAAAGCATTTGGCAATACACAACCAACACAACAGCAATACACATTTAATCCGCAGACGGGTCAATATGTTCCTGTTTCACAATCAGTTTGGATTTAAGGAGAAAAGACAATGGCATCAGACATCTTAGGATTGTTTACCTCTCCTCAACAGTACCAACAAAATCAGTTGGCACAGTTTCAGAATCGTGCATTTCAAGAGGTTCAACTAAACCCTTTCCAACAAGCTGCTTTAGGTGCTAGGACTGCTGGTTATCAGTTGGGACAAGGTATTGGCGGTGCTTTGGGTGGTCAAGACCCACAGTTACAGTTGATTGCTCGTACACAACAAATTGCTCAATCTGCAAATCTTGCTGACCCCGCTTCATTAGAAGCTGTTGCTCAACAATTAGCAAATATTGGGAATATGCCTTTGGCTATTAGTTATGCTGATAGAGCTAAAGCATTGCGTGAAGAAAAACTTAAAGGTAGAGAAGCAGAATCAAAGATTAATTTGCAAGCAGCGCAAACAGAAAAAGCAAAAAACTTCCAACAACAAGCTCAAGTATCTGTACAAAATAGAACAATTATTTCTGGTATTGAAGAAAAGTTAGCTGCAGACCCTACCTACACTCCAACAAATAAAGAAATTGCACAAGCTAGATTCATACTTGGCAACGAAATGAAAACACGAACTCTTACAGACCCAGTTACTGGTGCATTGTTAGGGACTATTGAAGGCTTGGATATTAATTTTTCTGCACCTAATCTTGCAAGACTTTTATCCCAACAGCAACCTATTAAACCAGTTGAAGGTGCGGCAACACCCGTTACGGATGGCACAACAACTCCTGTAGCTGAAGCAATACCTCCTGTGGTTGGAACGACTACCACTACAGCATCAGGATTAAAGGTAACTCAAACACCAGCTTCTATTGAGAAAGCTAAAAAATTAGCAGAAGAAGAAGCTACCAAAGTAGAAGAATTAAATCGTGAAGCAGAGGGATTTAAAGAAGGATTGTCTGCAATCAAAGTATTACGAGGAACTATTGCTGATACATCCAAAATAGTTGGCCCAACAACTACTGGTTGGGGTTCTTTGTTATCCATTCTTCCAGCATCAGATGCCTTAACTTTGTCTGACAATACACAAACTATTAAAGATAATATTGCGTTAGCAAAATTGAAGGAATTGAAACAAGAGTCTAAAACTGGCGCATCAGGACTTGGCGCATTAAATATGAAAGAATTTGATGCTATTCAAGGAATTATTGCTAGGATGAATCCTAAGTCTAAAAATTATGCAAAAGACTTGCAGACAGTTGATGATTTTTTTGCTAGAGCAGAGAAGTTGATGTCTGAAAAAGGTGCAAGAGTAGAAGAGAAAATAGTAAATAGACCTAGTGCAGTTAAAACCCCTGCACCA